GATGTTCAAGAGTACTCTCCAATCCTTTGTTACTTAACGTCATCAAAGGGTTGTCCATTATCCCTGTGAGTGACACACCAAGCAGTCGTTCTTCTTCTGTATTGGTAGACCACACCTTTCGCAGGTATGGGAACTTGGTGTATGTTGACTGGATAGTTCCCAGAATTGTTGCCAAACGGATCTTTCGTTCAAGATCTTCCAGAGTGTCTGTAGCACGTACAACAACTTCCGTAAGATTACAGAACTGATATGGACGAAGGATGATCTCGCTGCAAGGATTAGTTCCAAACTCATAATCTGGATCTCTACGCCCAAACTTTTTAGCTTGATTCTTAGCTGCTTGCCTATTGTATACACCACGTTCTCCCGATTTGCTTTCAACTAATGACTGCCATTCACGCATAAATGTTTCCATGTCTGGTTTCTCTGTATAACTAACACTATTATTAGCTAGTGCACGATGTGCTGCAGTCTCCCACCATTGACCTGACTTAGCATAACGCATACGATCATCTGACAGGTTAGATAAACTAATCATGGCTGACCTACGTACACCACCTACAACTACTATTTGACCAATGAAGCACATAAGATCGTGGCACTCTAAGCTAGATAACTTACGTCCTTGTGCAGACTTAAATGTAGTGATGGCAAAGTTAAACAGTTCTACTAAAGGTGCAGGGCCACTAGCTCTACCACCGAATATCTTTAGTCTTGCACCAGCAGGACGTACCTTAGAGACATCCCACTTAGGAATCTCACCAGCCCATAGGAGAGCAAGAACTTGTCTGAAAGCTTTAGCCCAACCTTCCTTACTATCCTTAACGACAACAGTAGTCTCACTGTCGAACAACTCAGGAACTTCGGGGAGCTTAGATATGAACTGACGCTCAACACTGAAGCCGACACCAGTACCACACAAGAGGATGAACATAGCCTCATCGAAAGACTTAGGGTCATCTACGGGTAGGTAGCTACAGTTGTACCCTGCTGTATTGTCACGCTCTAATGCCTTACCAGCAGTCATCATAGCTCTCATAGAAGGCATAACTTCTAAAGATAAAATAGCATCACGTATTTTATTTATGTAGCTGTCATCACCAGCTTTGGTGCGTACAACATTATCCATGTAACGTTCTACTGTTTCATCCCATGCTTCTCGCCTACCTTCTTCATCAAGCCATCGTGCATAACGTGACTTATGAATAAAGGATTGATAGTCTGTTGGTAAATAATTGTCCATATACATCACTCCGTAATTATTTTAATTGTTTTAATCTTCATACCATCTACATCGTAGATAAATTCCTGTAGTGCATCCTTTATTTCTTCATCGACAAAGCCATCCACAGGAATAGGATATTCGTCTTCGTCTAGTTCCAGTGTAAGGAAGACTTTAACTATCACCGTTCTCTTCCTCAATTAATTGATTCAGATACCACTGTGCTTTCTGTAAGTCTTCTATACCATTCTTGTATCTGTACCGCCATAGGTATTTCATAATGTTACCCTGCAGGTAATACTGAAAACCTTCCTCACCAGTTGCTGCACGAATAGCATCAATACATTCTACTCCTGCAAAGTTGTAGTGCTCTGGTGAGTTTACCATATCTTTATCTGACATACGTATCTCCTCTAATTAAACTTTACTTTAACCACATTGTCTTCTACACTTTCTACTGTAGCTTTTGGTGCGGCCTCTTCTTCTTCTAACACATCATTGGCATACTTGGCAAGTGTGTCTCGTATATCATTATCATCTTCCATAGCTGGTATAGATGCACAAACCATGTGACACAAGCGCATTAGGTTTACGTAGTCATCATCTGTAGTGGTGTTCTCTCCTGTAGTTACAGTACCTACCATCAACTCCCCTGTCCAGTTACCTTTCTGGTCTAAGAAAGGTGAGATACGTACAATGAAATCATTTGGATCAAAGTCCATGAATACTTTTTCTTCTGTCATATTATTTCCTCTTCACTTTTTTGAATGGGAAATGTATTAGATCAGGATGCATGTCCTTACCTTTTTCATTTAACCAATCTTCTGGGATGATCCTGTCGTAGAACAAAATCTTATTTCTTTCACACCACTGACCATAGGTTGTCTTTGCACCCTTACTCAGCTTACGTCTACTACTCTCAAACACAAACCTAATGTCTAGCTTTGGATGCTGCTTCTTAATAGCGGCATGTTTACGTCTATCATCTGATGTAAACCTACCCTTAGTTTCTATTATGATCCCATTAGGTAATACAAAGTCTGGGGTATAGGTGCGGTACATAAGATCTTCCCATTCAATCTTGATGGCTTCGTACTTGACACGAACATTGCGTTCTACCAAGTAGTCTTTTACTTTAATCTCTAGCCCACTCCTATACCCATATTTAAGAGCAGCGGCAAACTGCTTGCCATTCATTAGATACGCCACAACCCATTCCAAGGACTAGGCAAACTACTTACAGTAGCTACACCTAGTGTGCGTAATTCTTCTCGTACTGCTGCTTCTGCTGCCTTACGTGCTTCCATAGCGGAACGTAACCCTGCATACTTAGCCTCATGTAAGGCTTTCTTACGTTCAACAAGATCCTGTTCCATAGCATTGATCTGCTCTTGCATTTCTTTTATTTCATCATCACCTAACATTTAATACTCCTTTACTTCTATGTATGGCACAATGGGTTTTACCTTAGCTTGAGATACTTTAGATGGTAACTCTTGTAGCGTAGGGTAACACTCAAATCTGTAGTCACAGAACTTACAATTACTGTTGAGTACTTTGTTGCCTGATGCCTTACCTCTGAATGTCTCAGGTACAGGATCAAAACAACGCTTAAACTCGTTAGCATTTACTGTGTCAACAGTATCTTCTAATGTAGTAATTTCTGCGTCAATGTCAATACCCGATGCTGGAACATATTTAATTCCACCATTAGCTTTGTTGACTACCCACCAGCCACCTGCCTTCTTACCTGCAGCTTTAGCGTAGCCAGCTAGTTGACCTACGTAACCAAATGGATCACTGTCTTTCAGTGTTTGGAATGATTCAAATTTGTTTCTGTATGACCAGTCCGATGCAGACTTAACGTCATCGACTGCCCCATCCAGTACAAGATCATACGATCCCTTTACTGTAGTGTCACCTAACTGTAGTTCAACAAAGTTGTCATCGTCTTCGTACTTAACTCCTGCTTCTGTTATAATACCTTTGAACGCTGCCTCTACGATGTCACCCATCAGCATGTTCATTACGAATGTTGTTGGTTTAGGCAATGCTCTCTCTGGTTTATTCTTCTCAAACCAAAGCTGACAAGTCGGTCTGCCCACATTGGACATACGCAACCGAAACTTGTCACGCTTATTGCCCCCACCAAACTGGCGTCTAACAGCATCCATTACATCTGCACCAATCTGTTTGATTGTTTCTTCCGACATTGTTGATTTACCAGATGTAGCATCTTCAAGATACTGATTGATCGCCAGTTCAGCAGGATGGTTCATTAGACAAAATCCTCTGCGTCAATGTCTACGAACTCTTCCACAGTTTCTGTATCAATCTCTTCATTCTTATGCATGTTCTCATCCCATGAGTTGAGGATATACGTATTGTAATTCTCAATCCATGCCATGAAACTAGCAAAGTTCTCCTGTGCTTCATTGTCCATGTCCAACGTATTGTTCAAGTCCAGTGAAGTGTTAGGCACATAGAAGCTGCTACCATTGGGTAACGGTACTTCTGTTGTGGTCATTGACACATAGTGCTGTGGTGGCAAGCGGCGCATCTTTGTCAAGTCAGCGAATACTTTACCGACTGTTTTAAATGCGTCACGGTTGTCAATCTCCCAGATGAATGGGGTAGACTCTACATCAACAGAGTTACCTTGATCGTCTGTAGGATTGACTAGTTCAACGACACCAAACAATGCACGAACACGCTTGATCGATCTAATCAAGTCTTTCATATTGTCTGGTAATGCAGCCCAATCTTGGATAAAGCCAGCAGGTTTACCACAGTTGAAGCCGCCATCGTTGTCTTTCATGTCAGCGTTAAGGTCATTAGCCATAACAGTTTTGACATAACGGTTTGGTCTTGAGTCATTACCCATGACAAACTTCTTGTGCATGAAGCGTTGTAGGTAAGGACGAATAGACACACTATCAGCATAGTATGTAGGCCCGTCTGGGATCTCTAGCTTGTAGGTGCCACCACTTACAACCTCTACGTTCTTCATCTTACCAGCAATCTCTTGCTGACCCATGATGGGTGAGTGATGAATACGTAAACGTGCAAGTGTACTTGCTTTAGCAGACTGCTTTGGTGCATCTGCGTTCATGCCCATTGCTTGGGCCATTGCTGAGAAATTGTTTGTGTCGATTGTTGATACTTGATTCATATTAAGTCTCCTTTTCATTTAGACGAATGGTGGTTATATCATATTACATCTTTTACGTCAAGCCAATTCGGACCAATCTTTGCCTCTAATAATAGAGGTACATTGAAATCTATGTTCCACTTGCGGTTGACGATTGCGATTAATTTGTCATTAGCTGTGCTAATAACCTTTAGTACTTTGTCCTTCTCATCTGGGTGCACATCAATCACAACTGAGTCATGTACACTGTTTACTACACAACTGTGTAGCCTGTTTGCTGT